AGAGTCAGGAGTGAGTCATGCCAGTGCCGATTCGACATTTACTGGTAAAGTAATTGATACCTCCGCTGTTAGCGGAAGTAATGTTTTGGCTGACAATGACGTAGCTCAAATCATAGGTACTTCCTATGAAGAAGGTTCTGGTTCACCCGATGTATTCTCTTCTGAAATAGAAGATGACTTTGGGTACACTCAGATTTTTAAAACAGCGGCAGAAATGACCAACACTGCTTACGCAACTCGCTATCGTGGGTATGCTGAGGAGTGGAATCGTATTTGGGCAACCAAACTACGTGAGCACAAGATTGACATTGAAAGGGCTATGCTCTTTGGTCAAAGAGCTCGTGTAGGCGGTATCCAGTACACAGAGGGTCTAGTAGGTCACATTGTTAAAAATGTATCACCAGTAACAGACGATTCTGCATTTTCTTATTCTTCAGGAAATGCGTACCATCGTAGCGTTGCACAAGCTGAATTAACTTACGATAGATTGCTCAGCGATCTTGAAGTTATTTTTGATCCAGCTAGAGGTGGAATGGCAGAGAAGTTAGTTCTTTGTAGCTTACCTGTGATTACATTCTTTAACAAGTTAGGTGATGGTGCATTCCTTGATGCCTCTATTGGTTCAACGGCTAACATGCCTTTTAGATTGAACTTTGACTCAAGAGAAGGTGCTTTTGGGCATTCTGTTATGGTGATTGACACCATTCACGGAAAGCTAAACCTTGTCAAAGAGCCACTTTTCAGAGGTATCGCATCCGGCTTTATGCTCATGGCTGACATGACACAACTTGCTTATCGCCCATTAATTGGTAACGGTATCAATCGTGACACTCAGGTTATGACTAACGTACAAGCGGCTGATGAAGACTTAAGAAAAGATATGATCTTGACCGAGGCTGGTCTAGAGATTACTCTTCCTGAGTCACATGCACTTTTCAACTTAGAAGGAGTGTAAGATGAGAGCTGATTATCTAAATAATAATAGCGGTAAAGCTGATCTTAAACTAAAAGTAGAGACTATAAATGCGGCTAAAACCTTAACTGCTTTAGATTCTGGTAAGGTTTTTATGGTTCAGCAAGACTCTGCTTATGAGATTACCCTACCACTAGCGGCAACTGCTGGTGCAGGATGGCATGCTAAGTTCATCTTGTCTGAGGTTGCTTCTAATGCAGTTACTATTGCTAACAACACATCTGAAGATACTATTGTTGGAACAACAGTGGGTGCTGATGGTGGTGCTGGTAGCAGTGCTGAGTCTGCTGTTGATGAAATTGTATTTATCAGCGGTGCACAGTTAGGAGATCAGGTTGAGTTGCTTTGCGATGGTGCAGTGTACTATGCAAAGGCAACAGCTCACGATGTCGCTCATATAACAATATCATAATCCGAATACATAAGGATAACAGTCTTAGGTACTGTGAGGGCCGTCAATAAAAGGCGGCCCTTAAAACCTAAAAGGATTAATATGAAAAAATGCATACATTGTAACAAAGAAAATAAAGAAGGTTGGTTTTATTGCAAGTCTTGCGGTAAAAGGGCTTCTGAGACTAAATTTACTACCAATATGTGGATGACATCTGAGATAGGAAAAAGAACAGATGTTGAGTTTTCTACTCAGACTATGGATGACAATGTAAAAAGCATGAGAAAGAATTTAGGTTATGCCAGCTAAAAAGAAAAAAGACCCCAAACTTGCTAGGGCAGGAGTAAGATCATACAATAAGCCAAAACGAACTCCAAACCATCCAAAAAAATCACATGTGGTTGTGGCAAAAGTAGGAGATAAAACAAAACTTATTCGCTTCGGTCAGCAGGGAGTTAGGGGTGCTGGTAAAAATCCAAAAAGTAAAAAAGATAAAGCAAGACGTAAATCGTATTATGCAAGACATAATGCACAAGACCCTAATCCTAGCAAGTTATCAGCTAGGTATTGGAGTCATAAGGTAAAGTGGTAATGAATAAAAAAGTAAAAGCTCCAAAGGGATATCACTGGATGAAGTCTGGTAGCAGTTATAAATTAATGAAGAATCCTAGAGGTGGATACAAAGCACATAAAGGTTCAAGCCTTATGGCAAGTTTTAAAATTCAAATGACTCATTCTAACGCAAAGAAAAAAGGAAAGTAATATGAAGCATAGCAAATCTGGATATGGCGGTAAAAAAATGATGAAGAAGAAGAAAAAGAAGAAGATGGTTAAGAAGAAGAAGAAGTAATGGCAAGGACTGTTAGTTGGATGTGGGGTGGTAAAAAACATTACGGAACGTTGATACGTGAAACCAAAACCCATAAGTTTGCCAGAACTAAAAATGGAAAGATTAAAAAAATAAAAAAGTAATGCCTAGAAAGAAAAAAGACCCTAAAGTTGGTACAGGAAAAAAACCAAAGGGTAGTGGGCGAAGACTGTATACGGATGAAAATCCAAAAGATACAGTAAGAATTAAATACGCAACGCCAGCCGATGCTAGAGCAACGGTGGCTAAAGTAAAAAGAATTAGAAAACCTTTTGCTCGAAAGATACAGATTCTAACAGTTGGAGAGCAGAGGTCAAAGGTAGCGGGGAAAAGAACACAACAGCAAATATTTAAAAAGGGAAAAGAGGCGATAAGAAGGGCCAACAACAGAAAGAAAAAATAACATGGCTAGAAAGTTTAAGAAGGTACCAAAGACGAAAAGGGGAGTCCCAAAAAAATATGTTAGAGGTTCTAAGAATAAAAAGAAAACTCAAGATGAGATATTAAGAACTAGAAAAATGTACAGAGAAGGTGCATTGACACCTGCAATGATGGACATGATATCAAAGCAAAGGAGTAAAAGTGGCAAGAAAACCAGCAAAAAGAAAAGCAAAGCCAAAAAGAAAAGCAGGCGGAAGTAAAGCCGCAGTACTTGCTAAGTATTCTAAGAGTTCTGGTATATCCAAAGGTACTCTTTCTAAAGTATATTCTAGGGGTTTAGGTGCATATTATTCTAGCGGTTCTAGGCCCGGAGTTAGTGCTCATCAGTGGGCGGCAGGTCGTGTAAGAAGCTTTGCCACTGGAAAGGGTGGTGCTAGGAAGGCAGATGCAGATTTAATACGTGGTGGTAAAAAGAAAACCACTAGGAAGAAAACAACAACGAGAAGAAAGAAGAAGTAATAAATGGCAACATTTGAAGCACAGGTAGAGTCTATAACTAGCATAGCAATAGAAAGCAGTGGGAGTGTTCCTACTCAAGCACAGCTTACACAATATTTGACAGACGGTGCTAAAGAAATACTTAATTACCTACCCAGATCAAAGCAATCTTTATTTACGACTTCAAATGATTTGAACGGCAGTAGTTCAAGCTTTACCGTTCTTGGCTCAGAAATATTTAGTGTAACAAGGGATGATGGCACTATTAATCAGCCTTGCAGAGCTGTTAGTCCAGCCCTCCAAGGAAGGATTAGAGATGCGGACGATATGATGGCCGCTACCGCTACAGACCCCGCTTACTATGTCACAAATAATATTTTAGTTGTTGTTCCTACACCTACTAACGCTCAAAACGCTCATGTACAAACATTGAATTATCCTACAGTGGCATTTGGGGACTCTACCATTGGGACAACGAGTCTTAGTGGGGTTACTGCGACAGCCGCAGACCCAACTGTTTTTACCAAGTCAAGTCATGGTCTTTCCACTGGTGACGTAGTTAAGCTGTCTAACTTTACGGAAATGACCGAGATAAATGGAATGACAGGCAACGTCACTAAATTAGATGCAAACACCTTTGAAATAAATGGAGTGGCCGCAGACCCAGCAGAAACAACGGGCGGCAATGTTGTTAAGCTTGGAGGTTTTCCAGACGATGCTGAGTATTTAGTTGTAATATATGCCTGTATAAAAGCTATAGAATCGGCCTTTACGAGCGAGGAAGATGTTGAGTTGTACACTCCTATACTTGCTCAGTTAAGGAGTGACTATGAAAAAGGATTACAGGGTTTACTATAATGGCAATACATTCTTTAACAGTAAAACAGATTATCAGTAGGGTTAGACAGGTTTTTCCAAATGCTCCAGAGACATACATTATGTCCCTAATAAACGATGCTTTAAATGACCTTGGTCAATATTCACAGAAAGCCATGTCTGCAAAAGTAAACATAACTGCCAATCAAATGTTTTATGATATATCAGATAGTGGTACAGACTCTTCTAGTAAAGCTATGGGTATTAATAAGATATACAGGGTTGATGTTATGGATAATGATGGCGATTATATACAAATACCTAGAGTTGTAGATGGTGAGCCACTTATGTTTGATATAACTTCAGAGCCCAAAATAAAGGAGCCTTCATAATGGCAAGTAATATAAAATTTCCCGAAGACAAAGTATTGTACTTTGTAAGGGGTGATCAATTAGGATTAATAACAAGTTTTTCATCAACAAATGAATCAAGAACAGATCGTAAAGCATTTCAAGCTTTTGACCACACGGTGTCCAATGGTATGCTACTGCATTATTATGGAAACCCTAATAAGGTTACAGAAATCACAAACACTCCAGATGTTGATAATTTATTTCATTCTGCGATTGTGGATTATGTAAAGAAGTGCTTGTATATGGATAGGGCTGGTTCTGTTTCAGATGCTGGACAATCTCAAGTAGCGATGAATCTTATGGTACAGCATGAAAGAAAATATGATATGGCAATTAAAAAATATGGTACGAAGAAACGTAGTAAGACTGGTGGTACTAGGGCCGTTGTTCCTGCTAGTTTTATGTAATGTAATATATTGATTGTTTGCCCCTTAGTGGTTTAAGTTACCACGATAGATTTTATAACTATATAAATGCTTTAAGCGGTGGTGGAGGAATATAGGATAAATCATGGCAAATCCAAATAAATTCACCTCCAAAGAAGTTCTTAATAAAGTATTACTAGACTCCTCTGGTAATGCAGTTACAGCAAACTCAGTTACAACACAAGAAGCACTGAACAGTGTTTTAGACACTACAAACAATAGATTAAATATGTCTTTGGCTGGAGGTACGATCTCTGGCGATGTTACTATAAGTGGCGATTTAACTGTTGCAGGTTCTGGTTCAGCAGTATATGATGAGATTATTCAAGGCAGTCTTCATATAGAAACCGATGATGCTCCTAGCGATAATAGTGCACTAACTGCTAACACGGGTGGAGATGAGTTAGTTATAGAAAATAGCGACCATGCAGGTCTTAGTATTTTAACTCCAGATGATAAAATAGGAAATATATTTTTTGGAGATGTAAGCGATACGGCTAGAGCTGGATTTCAATACTATCACGAAGGTGTAGACAGCAACGAAAGATTGCTATTTAATGTTGCTGGTGGTGAAAGAATGAGATTGAAAGATACTGGTTTAATGATTGGAACTGCTGAAAATCCAGATGCAGAGTTACACATAAAACAAGGTGATGCTGGTTCTGTTACTACTCACGCCAATGTAGCATTCATTTTAGAAGGAAGTGGAGACACACTATTGCAATTTCAGACACCCAATAGTGCTACAGATGTAGGGATAATATTTGGTGATCCAGATGACAGAGATGTTGGGGCAATTAAATACGACCACAGTTCTGGTAATGATTGTTTAAAATTTACCACTAATGGCTCTGAACAATTAAGACTTAGATCAGATGGTGAGTTAGTTGTAGGTGGTGATAGTGGGATTGCCATACCAGAACTTACTTTAAAATCTAATACAACTGGCAATGGTATGTTAAGTTTAGTTGCTTTTAAAGATTCTAGCAACGCAGAGAAAGCATATTTAGGATATGGTTCTACTAGTACTGGTCATTTTAATATTTTAAACTTACTAGGTGACCTTAAATTTTATGCTGGTTCTGCTAATATTAGATTTGCTCTTGATGACAATTCAAGAATCTCACTAAGCAATAATGACTCTGGTACTGATAACACAGTATTTGGTAAGGGTTCTGGGTTTTCTATTCCATCTGGTGCAAACGACAATACCTTTATTGGTCATGAAGTAGCCGCCGCTGGTACTATTACAAGTAGTTCAGATTCAAATACGGGTGTAGGATTTAAAGCTTTATCTCCTCTCACAAGTGGAACTGCCAACACGATGGTAGGGTATCGAAGCGGGTTTAATATAAATACGGGAAGTTACAACACCGCTCTAGGTAATGATACCTTGAAAAATTGCAATGATGGCACATATAACGTCGCAATAGGGAGGTCGGCAAATGAAGCAAATGCTGGTGACTATAACGTAGCAGTTGGAGCATTGTGTTTAATAAA